AACAACTGCATCTTCCACTCTGCCCTCTCCCTCAACTTCAATCGAACCTGTACCCCAAGACGAAGCTGGAATGTTCGAAACTGGAAACGACTTTACAATGGTATTACCAGCTACCCCCGACCAATCATCTGTTTCTCTAAATATATACCCATTACCATCAGCGTGAAGATTACCAACGTGTACCTTCATGTCTGCATCTGGATCTTTTATTGTAGTATATCTATATAGAAGTCCGTTTATGTCTACACCAGCAATGCTAGGTAAGATACTATCCATACCCCAACCTAGAGAAACACTAGCGGCATTACCTGTTGTCCCGTATGTATAAGGTTCAGAGTAACAATAAGAAGGCAAGGCTACTAAAAATAACACCCAAGCCAATCTTCGTCTCACCATTTTCATCGAACATCCTCTCGATTACATTGTTCTGGTCGCGTTCTATAGCTTCCTCGACTGCTTCCATTTCCCAAGCTAACCTAGCTTTATCCCCCACCAATCCATCCTTGGGGCAGGGAGTCCCCGCGTTGAGCATAGCTTCAAACACGCGAGAATCCTGACACATTACAGATACAGCCGCAACCTTCATTCCCATATCATACATAGTCTTAGCGTTCTTGAGCTTCTCACAGTTCATGTCACGTACTGTACGACCAGCAGAGATACCAAGTATCTGTGTTTGCACAGCACCAGCTACACCTACAGTACATAGGTCACTGTTACTTGCACTTATCTGTGGTGATATAGCAGAAGGTGGTGGACTATTGATTGTAGTCTCCATAGCTCCATTAGAAGTTATTGTACTGTTAGTGTCGGTTTTGATTGTATCGTCAGCATATACAGTACTACCAATTAGTAGGGTAAGTAGTATAAGTAAGGGTTTCATTTTCTCTCCACGAGTCTATCTAGCTTTTCCTCTATTCTATCAAACTTACTCATTATTTGACTAAGCACTTGATTTGAGTCAACCTTAGTGACATACTCTTCTCTAGTTCTGTTTAGTAGTATTCGTAGTCTACTCAACTCTATTACATAACCTCTTAGAACGAAGCCAATAAAACCAATACCTAAAGTTAGTACACTACTCCACAAGTCAGTCATTTCCATATGTTGTACCTACCTTATAAACATTACATTTATTAAAGTAGCATTTCGTCTAAATAAGTTACCGTGATTAGTAACTAGAAACCTACCTACAGTTTGAGTTTGAGTGTATAGATCAAGGGAAGCTCTGTTGTCATAAGCGGCATAACCTGCTGAACCTATCATTGCATAATTAGAATCGGGCATTACACCCGTGTTAAATGTTACACTATAATCACCAGTACTATTTTTAGTAACACCAGATACTCCAAAAGAAGCACGAACGCTACCATTACTACCGTTAATATTAGCCCAAGCCTTTATAGGACTGCTAACAGTTAAGTTATCTACAGCACCTTTAAGTTTAGCTGGAGATATTAAACTCTCAGTTGTTCCTGTACCTGTATTCCAGACACTAGATAATTGATCTCCAAGAAGACCAGCAGTTGCTCCACCTGATGTAACTAAGTTGGTGTTATCAAGTATAGAAGTTACTCCTGTTGACTGGTTTATATAAACGACATCAATCCAAGAGCTATTAGTCTCGTTTCTCATCTTCAATATGTTGTTAGTTGTATCATACCAAAACATATTAGCATAAGTTGTTGAGGGTGCTGAAGCCCCACTATTGTTACTAGCAAGGGCTTGCAGTCCATTATTTATATCAGATCTTGCGCTACTAGCAGTCTGGTTAGCTATAGAAAAGTCATGTTGTGACATATATTAGTACTCCACTGTGGCACTTAGTGCCGATATATTAGGGGTTATTTTCGGGCCTGTATTAGACAGGGTTGCTCTAAACTCTACATACCTACCTACTACCTCTCCAGAAGCATCTACAAAAGATTCACTAGTTAAGTCATTAACTGTATCTGCGGCTCTAGCTTCTACTACAACACCATAGTCAGAGAACTCTGCGTCCTCATCAGTCCAAGTATCAAAGTTGTTAGGCCAAGTATCCCAGTTATTAGGTATATCGTCCCAGTTAACTTCTCCATTAACAGCATCTTGATGTTTACGAGATACTGTAATAGCATAAGATAGTCTAACTGTACGAGATGTACCCACATCAAAGTAACTACTTCCTCCGTGATCGAACTCATAGACCCCAGTGGAATTTGCATTGGCAAAGCTAGTCATAAATAGTTTACCGCCAGATACAGTAAGGTTAGTCTTAGATCCACTAAAACTTGTGCTTTCTGTATCTGTATCAGACGCACCTAACTGTGGTAATTCACTACTTGCAATAACAACAGACGTTGCTGTATTACTCTCGTTTCCTGTCTTATCTACAGACGACACAAAGAACTTGCCAGAGAGAGCAGGGAAAGAAACAGACGTAGCTGGTCTAGCAATCTTCTCTACCTTTACTAAAGTAGAAGCATCTCCAAAGTTAGCTGAAGAGTTTGAGGAGTAATATAGTTTATAGTGTGATAAATCTAAAGCAGTAACTGGCGACCAGTTAAAGAAGGCAGTACCCCCCGATAGTAAATGGGTTAAGTTGGTAGGTGCAGAAGGTGGCGTAGTGTCGTGAGTTACATTAAAGGTAGTTGTAACTGTAGTACCTTTGTAACCAAGAGCATTAACAGGTGTAACTGATATAGTATAATTTATAGGTGGCTCATTTACTTGAGGTGCATCTATGCCTACTACTTCAAATCTACCTGCTGTAGTACCTTCATTAACAAGAATAGCTTGACCCACAGACTTAAAATCTGAGTCGCTTGTTTTCTTATATTTAACAATAACTGACTCTACACGTTCTATCTCATTTGACGTTGCTTCTATAACAAGGACATTAACAACACTCTCGTTAACTTCTCTATACTCTTTACTGATAGTGATACCAACATTAGGTACACTATAGTAAGGAAGAAGTGTAGTATTGTTACTTATAATATCTTGTTCGTCTGATTCATTAAACCCAAAAGCAGAAGAGCTACTCTCCCTTAAAGTCATAGAAACTCTTAAGTCGCCTTCTTCTACGTTAGGAGATAGTTTCCAATCAGTAACTTCAAATGTCTTCTCATTACCTGTAGTCCAACCATATCTGTCGTTCCTAAACTTGATAAAGTCACCAACCTCAATGTTTAGAGCATTTAATCCAAACTCTGCGCTAAGGGTAAGTTGTTCACGGTTTCTAAACAACATCTGCTTTGCAAGTCTTTGGGCGGCTATAGGATTAGTAGTGTAAGGTAGAGCTAGATCTAATACAGATTCAATACCATTATCTTCAGCCAGAAAAGCACTAGAATTAATTTGAGGATAATCAGCACTAATATAACCTTCATCACGATCTATAAATGTACCTCTTACTGCATTAAAGTTGTTTGCCATAGACATTTTAGTATCTAGTGAAATGCCACTTCTAAGGTCGTCTAACGTAAGTATTTTAGTAGGTGCAACAAAAGAGCCAGCAAATAATCTCCAAGAACCTGCTCCCCAAAAGAGAGTACCTCCTAATGAAGTCATCATTTCTTGTAGTACAGTACCTGAGTTTTGACTTGCTTGCACTATGCCGTTGATTGTGTATTGCTTTGAACTATCAGATAATACTGTAGTGTCTTCACATATAGAAGCGGCTTCCTCAAAAGTAGCATAGTCAATACTACTATCTTCTAGGCCATAATCAGAAGTTATAAAGTCTCTTATTATCCAAGCGGCATTATCAGTCCACGTAGGAGATTGAGCTACACCGTTAATTGTAGTTACTACTTTCTTACCTTTTACGACAGCAGTTACCGTAGGTACACCATTAGAAAAAATAGTTGAGTCGTACTCGAACCTACAGTATATGTAAGCTATACCCTTACCTATAAAAGAGGAATCAACAGATGTCTCTGCATGTAAAGTTGTAGCTAGAGTTTCTGTAGAGTTAGCAAAGGTATCTGTAGCACTTGTCTGACTTCCATCATGCAGATACAATTTAATCTTACTGCCCCAAAGAGCAGAAGTAACACTCCCATTAGACATTTGTACTATATTGTCGTTAAGATAAATGTCCTCTACACTATCTATCTCGTGTCCAGCTAAAGATATTACTTGGTGAAGAATTTTATTACTACCACCAGTAACTTCATTAAAGGTAATTGTTCCACCTTTTCTAGCTTTACCATAAACAAATTGCATAGGAGCTAGTGCGCTTTTATTATTAACCTGTAGACCACCAGAGTTGTTAGGGTTTTGATCAGGCTTTGGGGTTAAAGCAGTTATTAAGGCTGTCGTTACCATAGTTAGGGCAACGTAAGTCAAAACGTAAGCTGTCCAATACACAGCACCACCTGTTGCTCCAAAAGTTATGGCAGTAGCAATAACAGAAACAGGATCTTTAGGTGCTACTTCATGTATATTTCTATGCCGTAATACGTTAAAAGGAGTGTTGTGTTTATTTATTGACATACCCAAGCACTTTCTACATCTTCAATGTTTAATCTAATTAGACCTTCCCTATTAAGGAAGACAGCCCTAGAGCC